ACTCAATGTAGCTGGATAGAAGATTGGACATATATAAAAAAGAAAAAGTTTTTAAACAAGCACCCTTGGATTAGGGAATTAAAAGGAATATTTATGGCAGGAATTTATAATCAAACTTATTTTGATAATCACCCTATAGAAAAAGACAAAGACGGAGTACTATATGGAGTTATTTTAGTAAATAAAAAATCGTGGCATAGAGAATGTATAAAGGTTGGAATTGCTTCTGGCAAAGATTATCGACACATTATAAAGCGTAGTCATGGGTTTAAGGGGTATGAAATTCGTATTCAAAGAACATACCACGATACCCTTTATAATGTTTGGAAAATAGAACAACAACTACATAAAAAATTTAAACATGACAGATTTGAACCCAAAATCAAGTTTGGAGGTCACACAGAGTGTTTTAATATTAATTCGCTCATTCTTCAGGACTTCCCGAAAAATAGTTCTTGACATGGCACCCCAAATTTGTTATAATATATCATATATAAAAAAATGAGAGTAATAACGCAAGAAATTTTACCCCCCGCTAACTGCCCAGCTTGTGGTTCGTTATTAGAGTGGGAAAATGATCAACTTTTCTGTGTCCATACAAACTGCGGAGGCAGAACACACAAAATGGTTGAACACTTTGCAAAGACTCTCAAAATTAAGGGGCTCGGACCCCGAACAATAGAGAAATTGGAGATCACCTCAATATTTGATTTATTTCAATTGCCCCTTGAACTAATGATAGGTGCGTTAAATTCCGAGAAACTGGCAGTAAAACTTTATAGAGAAATAGAGTCAAGTAAAAATACTGATTTAGTAAATTTACTACCCGCTTTTTCAATAAAGTTAATTGGACAAACTGCTTCCACAAAAATTTGTGAGGTTATTGAATCTTTAGATGAACTAACAGAACAAAAATGCGCAGAAGCAGGACTAGGTCCAAAAGCTACAAACAATTTGCTAGATTGGTTAATCGAAGAATATACTGACGGATACGATCGCTTACCTTTTAGTTATAAAACTAAAGTTAAGAAGAAAGAGGTCAAAGACATAAAAGGAATCGTATGTATATCAGGTAAACTTAAAAGCTATAGCACAAAAGCAGCCGCAAAGAAAATATTAGAAACAAAGGGCTTCATTGTGAAAAGTAGTTTAACAAAAGATGTTAATTTCCTAGTAAACGAAAGCGGAATAGATTCCGCAAAAACACGAACAGCCCAAGATAGGGGCGTAACAATAATAACAAACCTAAATCATTTAATCAGAGGACAATACAATGGCATTACCTAAATGGACAGAAGAAAGAACCGCAAGTCTAACAGACTTCGTTGGTTCTGAAAGCCCAATTTCTCAAGCAACTGTTGCTAGCGCAGCTGAAGAACTCGAAACTTCAACTCGTTCAGTATCCAGCAAGCTTAGAAAAATGGGTTATGATGTAGAACTTGCATCTTCAGTATCTAACAGAACTTTTACTGATGAACAAGAAGCAACTCTTCATCAATTCGTTACTGACAATAGTGGTCAGTACACTTATGCAGATATTGCAGCATCTTTCGAAGGTGGGCATTTTTCTGCAAAATCAATACAAGGGAAAATTCTCTCTATGGAATTAACTTCCCATGTAAAACCAGCTGAGAAACCTCAGTCAGTCAGAACTTACTCTCCCGAAGAAGAAGCTACATTTACCGAAATGGTAAATAATGGTGCATTTGTCGAGCAAATCGCAGAAGCACTTGGCAAGACTGTAAATTCAATAAGAGGAAAAGCTCTTAGCTTACTTAGGTCTGGCGATATTAACGCTATACCTAGACAAGAGATCACTAAAGGCTCTACAAAAGCCGATCCTTTGTCTGAACTAGACGGCGAAATTGGCGGCATGACTGTCGATGAAATCGCTGACGAAATTGGCAAAACCGTACGAGGCGTAAAAACTATGTTGACAAGACGTGGTCTTACTTGCGCAGACTATGATGGAGCTGCTAGAAAAGAAAAAGCTTCTAGTTAAATTTCAATAGAATTGGGCAAGGAGGTTTACCTTCTTGTCCTTTTTTTCTGGGTAGAGAATGAATTTAACTTCCGCATTACTGAAGCAAATAATTACACAGGAAGACTTTGATACTTGGGGTAACCTAAGGGAGAACTATTTACCAAATGAGTATCAAACTCTATATCGTGTAATGCTAACTCACGTCAAAAACTTTACAAAGTTACCAACCTTTGAGGACTTAAAACTCTCTATAAGGGATAGGAAACTGCAGGAAAAAGTTTTTGCTATAGAGGCAGTTGATGTTGATGTCGATGCTTGGATTTTATTAGAGTATTTAAAAAATGAGTATGCACAAATAGAAATATTAGATGAACTCGATACTTTTATAGATAAGACAGTAGCAATATCACAAGCCGAAGAAAATGTAGAAGCACTCCAACAAATAGTGTTGGATATAGGTGAGAGAGTTGACCTCAAAGCACCCGAAGAAGATATGCAAGTAATAAATCTATTTGAATCAGAGGACGAAATTAAAAAATATCTACCTCTTGGTTTAAATCAAGATTATGACCAGAAATTAAAATTCTCTCCCAGAGATCTGGTGCTTGTTGGCGGTCGTAGAGGAGCTGGTAAAACTTTTACTTGTGTAAATATCGCAAGTAATGTTTACGATCAAGGTAGAAGCTCTATATACTTCACAATAGAAATGGATAGTCGTGCTATTTTGCAAAGAATGTGTTCTGTAGGAACTAATGTTCCAGTATCAAGATTACTTACTAGAAATCTTGCTGAATCAGAATGGAATAAAGTAGCAAAATGGTGGGCTAGTCGTTTCGAGGGTGGAGAAGAATTATTACCTAATTATTATAAAGAAAGAGATTTTGATAATCTCCATGATCAATTAATAAAAAGAAAGCTCACTAGAGATCGACAACTAGATGTGGTTTATGATCCACAACTTAGTTTATCAAGGATTCGTACAGAACTTGAAAGTAAATTAAGTCAGACAAACGTAGGAGTTATCATAGTGGATTATCTAAATCAAGTGCGACGCCACAATGCACCTAGTAGAACTGGACAATATGATTGGACAGAACAAATCGAAGTTAGTAAAACTTTAAAAAGTATAGCACAAGAATATGAAGTACCTGTATTCTCTCCGTATCAAACTGATAATACAGGCGAAGCAAGATTTGCAAAGGGTATTCTTGATGCCGCAGACGCAGCCTTTACAATAGAGACATGGGAACAAGATGATAATTGTATAACATTTAATTGTACAAAAATGCGATCCGCTAGAATGGAAGGATTTACAAGTAAAATGGACTGGGACACACTTAAGATCGGTCCAGAGTCTGCTTTAAATCCTAAGGAGAGAGAAGAAGTTAAAAGTAATATGGCAACTGGGGAAGAAATACACGAGGCAATATAGTGGCAATCAAAAAGAAAAAACACGAAAAATTAGACGATACTAATATAAAGAGAGTTATTGCAGCTCTTACTAGTAAAAATCCTATAACCAAAAAGGAGGCTTGTGAGATGTTAAACATTAGTTATAATACAACAAGGCTCTCCAAGATTATAGAAGGTTTTAAAGAAGATCAAGAGTATCGAAAAATAAGAATGTCTAAGAATAGAGGCAAACCTGCTTCTAAACACGAACTCAAAGAGATGATAGAAATGTATCTTGATGGACAAACCATTACAAATATAGCTAAAATCTTGTTTAGATCCCCCGCATTTATTAAAGGAAACCTAGATAGAATAGGAGTCCCTACTCGTATTACGGAAGGAGAAAAGTTTATGGTTCCTGATGAGTGTGTAAAGTATGAATTTGATGTTGGAGAATGGGTTTGGTTTAATGATAACCGCCCAGACGTTAAAGGAGGACACGCAGGAAAAATAACAAAAGATCTAGGAACAAATGAAAGAAGATTGGGTCATGCTTATATGATAGATTACTGGATACCAATGGAATGGCAAGAAGGATTTTGGGTTGCGTGGTGGCCTGGAATAAAACGAGTTAAAGGTTGGACTGCACAAAGAGCAGAAGAGCTTGCCTCAATACAACATCTTGTAGATACCTATGGTATAAATGAGGAGAACTTATAATGGCTAGTGATAGAATAGGGAAGAAATCCGCTAAATTAGTTGGTGTACCTCCGTTTGAAATAGTAAGT